TATTCTAAAAGAAATTAAAAAAGAAAATGAAAAAACTGGACAGAATAATTAGAAAAATTCTACAAGAGGGAGATACCTATGAAAAAATGGCTGCTAAAGGTAAAAAAGCAGGTAACCTAAAACAAGGCACAGTTAGAAAAAGATTAGGTATTCCTAAGGATAAAAAAATCCCTTTATCTAAAATAAATAAAGAATTATCTCGTTTAAAAAAGATGGATAAGGATAAAGATAAAAAAGGTGTACAACTAGGAGATAAAAACCAGAAATATTATAAGGCACTACAATTATCTAAAACCTTAAAAACTACAACTAACGTAAACGAAAATAAATTACCTGATGGATTTCACAGTCAAGAAGATATAAATCAATTCTTTTCAGATTCATCTAATGAAATTCATTATTTAAATTCAAAACCAGTTAAGGATTGGGATAAATATGATTTATCTAATTTTAAATCATTAGTTAGAAAAGCTCAAGAAAAATATGGTACACCAGATTTAGAAACTGACTATATAAGACGTAGAAGAGGTGATTATTCAGATGATATGGAAGGTGGAATGACTGATTATCAGAGAGGAAGAATGGATGAAGATATGGGAGAATGGCCTAAAAAACTTACATCTAGATACAGTGATGAATATAGATTTGAATTTGATCCAACTTATGAAGACAAACTTGGTAGAGCTAAGTATAGAGTAATCGATATTGAAAGTGGGGAACTTAAAGGTACACCTATATTTGAAAAACCAAAATCTCTTAGGGCTTATGCTGATAATTTAATTAAACCTCAAGGTGGTACTCAATCATCACATTTTGGTACTAATGAAGGTACTTGTGGTTATGGAGAAGATGGTAAAGTTGATCCTGAAAATACAGATAAATTAAAACCAGCAGGAGGTAAAACATCTAGTAAAAAACTTTCTGATATGGAAAAAGAATTAGAACGTTTACTTAAGGGAGTTGGATATAAATCATCCATTTATAGTAATTTTATAAATGAAGATTTACAAGAAACCCTAAGAAAAAATTTAGCAAATAGACTAAAGTAAATAAAAGTTATAGTATGTATAACCGTTATACTAATATAGCTTATGAAAAAATTATTACTTAGTTTTATAACAGTTCTAAGTTTATTTTCAACTGTTAATTTTGCACAAACTGTAGCCCCAGTTACTTTTAGGTTAGACCTAAACGATGTTATAGGTAATATACCTAATTCCAATTCAGCACAGGTATTTGTACAAACAAATGTTGCAAATTGGATTGATATACCAATGCAAGATGTTGGTGGGAATGGTATATGGAAAAAAAATATTAACATAACCCATCCAGCAAATCAAAATATAGATGTATTTTATAGATTTAAAATAACGTCTTTTGGGACAAATGGGTTACCTTATACATTATGGGAAGGTGGAGGAAATGTAGATACCACTTGTATTTTAGATCCTAATACGCAAGGTTTAGCAGGAGGAGGTATAAGAAAAGTAATAGTACCACAAGAATTAATTGATAATGGTACTTATACTACAACGGGAGAATTTAGATTAACACATTGCTTTAATGTATGTGGTAATTTACCATGCCCACCACCATCTTGTA